TCATATATAATAAGACATAACGTTAAAGAAGCCTAATTTTCAAATTAGGCTTTCATTTATTTTTATAGGAGAAATTAAAATGAGACCGATTGTACAAATTCTAAGATTTTACACTATTGCAAAGTTCACTGGCTTTAGAACTATGGAAAACATCCTTCAGATGCCGACTTTTAACCCACTTCTGAAACTTTGTGTCGATACTGTCAAGAGATACCCGGATTGGGCTCTTGAAGAGTGTGACCGTATTTCTGATAGTCTTGATAATCATACATTTAGGTTCAATTCCGGTAATTGGGCTATGGATATTCGTGAAGAGGATGTCCCAAAGGGTACAACTATCGATTGGAACGATATGCACAGGGCACTTCAGGATATAAAATCCTGGATTAAGGCTAACCGTAAGCATTTCGCCAAGGATCTCGAAACTTTTGAATCTTTATAAATAATATAAAAGATTTTAAAAGGAATTCCGGAATGAATAAAGATACAACATTTTCACAGTATTTAGCGAAAGAAAAGCTAAAGGGTAATTATACCTACGACCTTCAGCTTGACGAAGGCATTGGTGATATTTTTAAGAAAAGCTGGCATAATACAAAGAAGCACCTTACCGGTAATCTTTCGGATGAAAAGATTGAACTTTGGCGTTTGAATTTCGATTTCAGTAATCGTAATTTCCGTCAAGGCCTTATCGAAAAGTGTGCTATGACACTTAAGGACAGCAAAAACAGCGACGATATTGACAATGCTAAGACTGAAATTATAAAGACTATTACAGATACAGTCAATAGCACAATCGATAAAATTGTCGGATTTGCTCGTGGTGCCAATACAAAATACGATAGTCCAGATACTAATCCCGGAAGTGATGAAGACGAAAAACTTTACACTGACGCTATCAAGGGCTATAAGTATTCTTGGGTTCAGGACGGTCATTTGTACATGTATTATGATTCCAAGGACCATGCTGAAGATTTCATGAATGAAAAGTTGTTCGAACAGAAGATTCTTGAAGTTTCGGAAGATACTCTTAAGGCGATGATTAAAATTGAAAAATGTACTCGCCGTAAGGGAATTGTTTACGACAAGGTTGAAAGTGAAAACCGCGGTTGGAAGCAGAGTAAGACCATTGAAAAGGCTAAGTTTACTGACAAGAGTTCCGAAGTTATCTTTGACAAAATCAAAGATGAAATTATGGATGCAGTAAAGAATAACCGCTATGGTAACGATAGAAAGATTGGACGTATTGTTTGGAAGCTTTCCGATAGTGATATTGAAGAATTTATCGAAGCAAAGCGTAAAGAAAATCCGAATATCGACTTGTCTGGTATCGGCGAAGAACTTAATAAACTCTTTGCAGCAATCAATAAGAAAGCTGAAGACGTTGGTCACTTCTTGTATGGTCGTGGTTCTCAGAAGGGCAATGTGTTCTTGAATTTCGAAACTGTTGCCGACTGTCAGAACTTCCTTGATGAAATCGATGATGAAAATATCATTGGCGAATTCGGTGAACCGAAGGAAGTCAAGGTTAACACAATGATTATTAAGAAGAACATGAATCGAGGAGAAGCATAATGACAAATTTATTTGAAGCATCCGTTTTTAAAGCACAAAAACTTTTCGATCGTGTTGCAAAGATTGCAAAAGATAAATTCGACATTGCACAGGCAGAAAAAGACGAACAGGATAAGCAGGACAAAGTTAAGGAAATGAACAGCCGTAATTTTGTCTATAAAGTTGCTATCAATAAGTCAAATATTAAGCAAGCTATTGAATCCCTTGGTAATATGCAGACACCGGAAGGCGAATTTGATAAGGCTGGTGCAAATAAAAAATATACTGAAATTATCAATAAGATTAAAAGTTTTTCCAACATCAAACTTATCGAAATTAATGTTTCTGAAGCTTTTGGTTTAGATTTGGATAGTATTATTCTTGAAGCCGAAAAAGAAACTGGTTTTGATTTCTCTAATGAAAAACTTAGGGGCGTTGTTGTTCAAAAAATCGAACAGAATCTTAAGGAAGCAATTCAGGTAATTTCCGATAATTATTTGGAAAATCTTGATAAGGAAGACAATCCTGTTAAAATAAACGTTGATTTAATCGAAGGCGATGAAAAACAAGACTTCATTAAGTTGACTATTTCTGGAGCAGGAGAAAATTTCTTTAAGAAGTTTATTAGCCGCTTAACAACGCTTATTAAGAAGAAAGCACCATACGGATTTATTTACAACTTCGCAAATACTTCCAAGGTTGATACTTCTGTAAGTAATAAGTAATTTTTATTCATTTCCAAAAATCACCCTTCCTGGAGGGGTGATTTTTTCGTTTATAAATATAATCAGAGGATAATTATGGCAGGAATTACAACCAGTATTAATGATTTTAATAAAAACAAATTCGTGGTGCGATTCTCGAATCTTGTTAATTTTACAGGTATCGACTTAGATACTCATATTCTTGACAACTATGTTCGCTCGGTCAGTATTCCGGATTTGTCTATTCCCATGCTTACTTCCATGTATATGCATGAACGTCAGTTGCACCCGAATCCGATTGGTGCTCGTGAACTCCAGTCTATTACTGTCGAATTCAAGCTTGATGAAGAGTTAAAGAATTTTTATTATTTCTATTGTTGGATTGACGCTATGCGTCATGGTGAAACTTGCGGAAAGAAGAGCCTTAAAGGCGAAGAACTTTTACGTATGGACTGTATCGACGCCATTGAAATCGTTTCGTTAAACAATGACAATAAGATTCAGTCAAAGATGAAATTCAAGCATGCAATTTTGACTAACCTTCAAAATGTCTCTCTTGAATATGGTACTTCGGATATTTGTACTTTTGCTTGCACATTCGATTACGAAACTATCGAATTGCAGTTACAGAACTTAGAAGATAAATAACTATATATACTACAACAAGGATAATAATGAGCGTTACATCTTTAATATGTACATATATTTACGGAACCTTTCAGGTCATTTGCGGTGCTATTGAAGCATATCAGGAAATGGCAAAAGGTATGCTCGAAAAGATTGAAGCTTTGGCTCAGTCTCTTATTACCTTATGGAATTATACAGTTGCAAAGTTAATTGAAACCGCTGTAGATGCGGTGCGACTATATCAAAAGAAACTGGCGGATATGATATATGATCCGTCAGCTCAAGACAGTGCTGGACATAATATCTGGTGTAACCGTCTTTTCGACTGCTTGACTTTCGTTAATGAACTTCTTGACCCAAGTTCCTTACTTTTTAAACAGTTGGATAAATGGTTTACAAAGCAATGTAAAGATAATTTTGTAAATGCGGATTTATTTAATAATATTCGTGAAATTCTTTCAGATATTCAAACATTCCAGAAAACGGTTTGTAATTACGGTTTTACATTTAGTTTCGGTGTTGAAACTATTAAGCAAATTTTATTGGGTCTCAAAAAACAACTTCTTGTCAATCGTGAATTAGTAAACAAGAAAATTGAATCTATTAAAAAATTCTTGGAACAGTTCCTTGAATGGACTTTCAGTACAGGTATTGTCGATTATCTTAACAAAATCGAAGGTTTGTTTAACTGCGTTATTGATTCCGATGAAACATGTGCTTCTATCGCAACTTCCAGTAATTATTATGCTAATGCATGCGCCACAATGCACATTACGAAGAGCGGAGATACTTGGTATGTTGACCCGGAATATAAAAATAGCACTTATGGCGCAATCGAAGGAAGTACGTCGACAATCAATGACTGTATAAATGACATTGATACGATGTGTGATGTTCTGGTTAATCCGACAGAATTAAGCAAGGCAAATAATGCATTTGACCTTTCTAAAAATATTTTCCCGGGCGGAATTTCTTGGTCCGATGTGACTACTGAAGACGGTAAGTTTAGCTGGACTAAACTTACAAGTAAAGAAACCTGGAAAAAGAACAAAATGGTTCAATATTATTCTCAAAAGAAAGATGCAATTCAAGCTGCATGGAATAGAGACAGATCCGTTAATAATCAGTTATTTACAACTGATGAACTTGCAGATGGTCTTGAAGTCGACGCAGAAGGAAATGTATATATGAGACAGGGTTGTGACTTAGTTCAGATTTACCCTGATAGACTTGAAGAACCTATTGAAGTTGAATATTTCAGTGATGATACAGGAAGTAATTCAGTTCTTTATGATAAGGAAACTGGTGAATTCCTTTCTGTTACTCAGACTGCAATTAAAATCATTCAAGAACCGGATTCCCAAATCGCAAAACGTTGTGAAAAGATTTGGAGAACATTAAATGCCTGGGCAAAGAATGATGATACTGCCAAGAAATATGGCACCGCAAAAATTTAATAAATAAGTTATA